TAGGTCTCTTAGCCCTTTGAGACCTACCAAACCTAAGTAAGATAGGAGTACACAAGTGCCAGCTACATACGTGACGGCCGCTACGCTTAAAGCTAGTTTGGGCGTTGGCACTTTGTACGATTCTTATACCTGGATAGAGGACACCTGCCAAGCTGCACAAGATCTAATAAACGGCTTTTTATGGTTTGACAGCGCGCCCGTAGTCGGTACCGCGTTGGTGTCTAATGTCGCTACCGTTATGGTTGCCAACCCTGGCATCTTTACTACGGGCCAATCAGTAACTATTGCTGGGGCTGGTTCAACCTTTAACGGTACTTACACAATTACGGGCACAATCCCATTTAGCACAGGCACAGCTAATATCTTGCCTGCCTTTAATATGCAGCTAAATTACTGGCAATTCCCACAGGGCTATAGCTTTATCCAATATGCAAAAACTGCAGCTGACCAAAACTTTAGGCGCATCTTGCCGTATGGCACTATGACAGGTGACGATACAAAAACGGCTACCTACGCCAATACCCCAGCTATTAACGCCGCAGCTTTAATGCTGGCAGAAAATATATGGACTAGCCGATTCAGTACACAAAACGGCGGCACTAGCCTAGACGGTTACAGCCCTAGCCCCTTTAAAATGTCTAACACTCTTATGGCATCCGTGCGCGGCCTATTGGCCCCGTATCTTTCACCTGCGGGTATGGTCGGCTAATGCCTGCAGCTATAACTACCTTACGCAGCACAATAGCTGCAGCCCTGGCTAACCCAGGTGTATGGACGGTATTTAACTACCCGCCTAGCACTATGCAATCTAGCGCCGTGGTGGTTGCCCCTGCCGATCCATATATCACGCCAAGTAATAACTCTCAGGCAACTATCTCGCCTATGGCTAATTTTAAGATTATTATGACCGTACCAATGTTTGACAACGCCTCTAACCTAATTGGCATAGAGGACACAATAGTAGCTGTGTTTACTAAACTAGCTAATAGCGCAATTGTATTTAATGTTACTGGCGTTAGCGCGCCTAGCGTACTAAGCGTTGCCGCAGGTGACTATCTAACGGCAGATTTACAGATAAGCATACTCACGAGCTGGACATAGGAGACATAATGGCACTTACAGATGAAGAAAAAGCATTTTTAATCAAAATTGGCCAAGACCTGCCAAAAGAGATTAAAGAAACCCAACCAAAAGAAACAACAACACAGAAAGTAGAGGAATAGCCCTAATGGCAATTTTCTTATCAAACGGCGTAGTGGCTACTCTTAACTCAGTAGTGCTATCAGATCACGTAACAAGCGCAAGCATCTCTAGAACTTTTGACGAGCTAGAAGTAACAGCTATGGGTGACTCAGCCCATAAGTTCGTAAAAGGCTTAGAGGCCAGCACAATCACGCTAGATTTTCTAAACGATGATGCTGCCTCAGGTGCAGGATCAGTACGTGCAACTTTGCAAGCTGCGTGGGGTACAACTGTGCCACTCACACTAAAGCAAACTAACGGCGTAGTCTCAACTACTAACCCGCTGTACAGCACTACGGTATTGGTTAATAACACCCAAGATATTAATGGCGCTGTTGCAGATGAGTCAATGCAGAGCCTTACATTTACCTGTAACTCACCAATCGTAATTACAACTACACCATAAGAATAAAGAAAAGGGGCTAACACAATGGCAAAACTTAAGATAACAAGGGCTGACGGCACAGTATCGGAGCATCCGATAACGCCAAAAATCGAGTGGGCCTTTGAGTTATATGCTAAAAAAGGTTTTCATAAAGCCTTTAGAGATGATGAAAAGCAGAGCGATGTTTACTGGCTAGCGCACGAGTGCCTTAGATCAGCAGGCGTTGAAGTACCTGTTTTTGGAGCGTTATTTTTAGACACCTTAGCTAAGGTCGAGGTGTTGGACGATGACCCTTCGCAATAGTGGGGCGCGGTAGTTTTGGTTACCTGGTTGCACAGCTAGCCGTAGAGACGGGCATCGCGCCCCAGTATTTACTAGACCTGGATACGTATATGTTCAAGAATATGTTAAAGGTCATAAACGATAGAGCTAAGGAGCAACAAAATGCCAGTAGAGCTAGAAGGGGCCGTACAGCTCCGCGTAGCCCTTAAGCGTTTTGCACCTGACCTATCTAAAGAGACTCAGACACAAATGGCGGCAGCGTTAAAAACTGTTACTACAGTAGCTAGAGGTTACGTGCCTAATGACGGCCAAGTCTTATCGGGCTGGGCTAAAACCTCATCGGGTACCGAAAACCTGACTTACCGCCCGTTCCCTAAGTTTAACGCTATGCAGGCTAAGGCTGGGATTACTTATTCAACCTCACCCTCTAAGCCTAATAAAAACGGCTTTGTAGCCCTAGCCCGTATCCTTAACAAGTCTGCCGCGGGTGCAATCTATGAGACAGCAGGCCGTAAAAATCCGCAAGGCCAACCAAACTATAAACCTGCAAGCGTTGTTTATCGCACAGGAGACGGCCCAGGAGATTTTACTATTAGGTATTATCAAGAAAGGGATAACTCTCAGCGTAAGGGTTATAACAACTCACTTAACCCTAATGCTGGAAAACAGTTTATAGAAAACTTAAACAGTACTGGCCAGCTAGTCAACGCCCGCCCTAAGGGTTTAGTAGGTGCCCCAGGGCGCAAGCTAACTGGGCGTTTGATATTTAGAGCTTGGGCTGAGGATAACGGGCGAGCTAATGCAGCTGTTATTAAGGCGTTAGAAAATGCCTCAAAAATGTTTTATGAGCATACAAGGAGAGCTGCCTAATGGCTACCGATCTAGTAGTAAATATAGCCAGCCAATTCTTAGGTAAAAAGGCTTTTCTAGATGCTGACAAAGCTACCAAAAAACTTACGGGTAGTGTAAAGAGTCTAGGCCGCGTATTAGGTGTAAGCCTTAGTGCTGCAGCTTTTGTATCTTTTGGTAAGTCGGCTGTTAACTCGTTTACGGGCGCCCAAAAAGAGGCTGCAACACTAGCCAATACTGTAAAAAATCTAGGGTTGGCTTTTGACCAACAGAATATAGATCAATACATAAACAAAATAGGCAAACTTTATGGGGTAACTGGCGGCCAAGCTACGCCAGCCTTGCAGGCTTTGTTAACAGTTACAGGCTCAACTGCTAAATCTATAGAGATTTTTAACACGGCTTTAGATGTAGCAGCTGCTAATTCAGTTGATGTCACAGAAGTTGCACAAGATTTATCTCAAGCATATTTAGGTAATACTAAAGCTTTAAAAAAATATGATATTGGGCTGACTACAGCTGAGTTAGCTGCTATGAGTTTTAATGAGTTGCAGATTAAATTAAATAATAATTTTGCAGGTGCAGCAACGGCAGCGGCTGCTACATATACTGGCCAATTAGCAATACTAAGTGAGACAGCTAATAAAGCTAAAGAAATTATTGGAGAAAGTTTAGTTAATGCAATTACCTCTGTAGGTGGTAATGACGGTATAGCAAACTTAGGCACAGATATAGAAAATGCGGCTAAATCTTTAGCCAATTTTATAGATAGCATTATTTATCTTAAAGAGCAGATAGGAACTATTCCAGGGGCAGGCATAGTTAAAGGCGTTTTTGGTGCGGTTGGCAACGTATTAGGCAGATTTAGCCCACAACGCGCAGCTGAGTTACTTAAAGAGATTAAAGGCCCACAGCCTTTTAGCCAGCCTATGACTTTAGCTAATCAAGCTACGGGCGTATCGGATGCTGCAGCTAGAAAGAAGGCAGAGCTTGAGGCAATTAAGCGTAATAAAGAGCTAGCCAAGCTGGCTAAAACTCAAGCTGCGGCGGCGTTAGCAACTACAAAAGCCAAAAAAGAGCAGGCTAAATTAGACAAGGCAATAGCCGCAGGCCAGTTAGCCTTAGGCAAGGGCGAAGATGTTTTTGATATGGACAAAATCCAACTTAACGCAGCCCTAATTGGCCAGGCTGAGGCTTTAGGCAAAGCTGAGAGCGCTGCTCAAATACTATCTATTGCTAATGACATACAACGCTTAAAGGTAAAGCAATCCATAAATGAGCTTGAAGATGCCATAGCCTCTAAAGATGTAGCTCGTATTGAACGCGCCACAAAACAACTTAATGAGGACTTAAAAATCTTAGGTACCTTGCAAAGCCAAAACTTTACTTTGTTAGGTATTAAGACAGTTTTGGATAGTCTAAAACCTAAAGAGCTTATAGATCAAGAAAATCTAAATATGGCTTTAGACAAGATACGCGAGATGCTAAGGCTTTTGGCGCAGGCAGGGGCAACACCTAGCACTAGACAAAGCTCAGGTATCCCTACAGGCGATTATGTAGCACCTGTAGTTTTTGACCCTAACACCTCTATAGATGCAGTTATAGAATATGCCGATGCTGCTACCGAGCGAGCTACTGCTTTTGCCATATTACAAGAGCAAGAAAACTATGCTGCCTATTTATCACTGATTGAGTTCCAAAGAAAACTAGGAGATTTTGGCGGCTATAGCGCCGATATGAACAGAGGCGCAGGCTATGGATCAGGTTCAACCGTAACCGTAGAGATTATAGATAAGACCAGCGGATTAATTGAGGTAGTACAAACGGCAGTACAAGAAAATAACAGGTTTGGCAATAACCTTAACTTTGCTGGGGCGCTATGACCCTGCCAGTAATTAACGCGGTTATTAACTTTAGTACTGGGCCTAGTTTCGCTCAGGCTATGATATTAGATCAAGGCATACTAGGCACCAATATCCTGGCAGATGCAGCTAGCGTAATCGTGGACGTATCTAACGTAGTCGATAGTATTCAGACAAAGCGCGGGCGTAACCCACAGGCTGACCAATTTCAAACTGGCACTCTTACTATGCGTATCGTTGACCAAAACGGAGACTTTAACCCACAAAACCCAAGTAGTCCGTACTACAACCTTTTAACGCCAATGCGTAAAGTACAGATTACGGCTACATACGGCGCAACTACTTACCCTATCTTTGCTGGCTTTATTACTACCTATACAACTAGCACACCTAAAAATGCCCTTGATGTAGTTTATACAACTATTACAGCTGTAGATGCTTTTCGGTTGGCACAAAATGCACAGGTAAGTACGGTGGCAGGTACCTCAGCAGGCCAGCTAAGCGGTGCAAGAATTAACGCCTTGTTAGATGCTATTGATTGGCCAGCCTCTATGCGTGACGTGGATGCAGGGTTAACCACAATGCAGGCAGACCCAGGCACAGCCCGCACAAGCCTTGCAGCTATGCAAACGGTGGAAACTAGCGAGTACGGGGCCTTGTATGTAGATGCCGCTGGCTCGTTTGTCTTTCAAGATCGTAGCGTTACGGCTGGCAGTACAGGGGCTACGCCCACAGTATTTAACGATAACGGCACAGATATTAGCTACTTTGATGCGGTGTGGCGCCTTGACGATACCCTAGTTTACAATTCAGCAAGTATCACCCGCACAGGTGGAACAGCTCAAACGGCCATAAACCAGCCCAGCATAGATAAGTATTTTATCCACAGCTACAACCAGCAAAACCTACTAATGCAAACCGATGCCGTGGCCCTGGATTACGCGCAGGCATACGTTGCATCTAGGGCTGAAACCAGTATCCGCTGCGATGCTATACAGCTAGACCTTTATACCGATAACTACAACTTAGGCATTATTGCAGCACTTAGCCTTGATTACTTTGACCCTGTAACTATTACAACTAACCAGCCTGGCGGATCAACGCTAACTAAGACTTTGCAGGTGTTTGGCGTAGCTATGAGCATTACGCCTAACAGCTGGAAAACAACACTTACCACTTTAGAGCCAATTATTGACGGCTTTATATTAGACTCAACCATATACGGCCTGCTTGACAGCGGCGTATTAAGTTATTAAGGAGCTAGGACTATGGCAGCTGGATTAGGTTTTAAGACCTTTACTACTGGCGAGGTACTTACGGCAGCTGACACTAACGGCTACCTAATGCAAGGCGTACTAGTGTTTGCCTCAGCGGCAGCGCGAGATGCAGCTATAACCTCACCACAAGAGGGCCAATGCTGTTATCTCAAAGACACCGATGCAGTACTCACCTACTCAGGTGCAGCTTGGGTTGGCTTTGACGATAGCAACGCTATCCAAAATAGCATTGTGGACGCTAAGGGCGATCTAGTAGCAGCTAGCGGAGCAGACACACCCGCCCGCTTAGCAGTAGGCGCAAACGATTTACTATTAACGGCTGCCAGCGGTGAAGCAACTGGATTAAAATACACAGGCGGCTGGACAACTTGGACACCGACTTTCACAAATTTTACACTTGGAAACGGAACGCTAACGGCGCGATACCAAAAAATTGGAAAAACTGTAAATTATTATTTAGAAGTTACACTTGGTTCAACTTCTTCCGTAACTGGAGCAATTATTTTTACTTATCCAATCACGCCAGTTAGTGCGCGACAGGGTGGTCAAGGCAACGCAACTATGGGTGATAGCGGAGTGCAAGGTTACATAGGTGCAATCGGTGGTTGGAGTGCAACACAAGGTTTCTTAGTAGCCTTAAGCACAAGTGGTTCATACGCAGGTGAAGCACAAACAAGCGCAACTGTTCCATTTACTTGGACAACAAATGATTTCTTCTTTTTATCAGGAACTTTTGAGGTGGCATAATGTTTAATTTTAATCCAATGTTCCCCGATGCAACTAATGAGCAAAAATGGGAGCAGATTAAGTTATGGCGTAACGCAAAACTAACCGCATCCGATTGGACGATGCACACAGATGCACCGACTAACAAAACAGTTTGGGCAACCTATCGCCAGGCGTTAAGAGATTTACCTGCACAGGGTGGTAAAGCTGAGGATGCGGTTATACCTAGTGAGCCAAACTAGCCACAACGGCTGGCCAGCATCTAAGGATCAGGCTGAGATAGGCGTTAAACCTTTTAAGGTAGAAGGCACAAACCTTAAAATCCGCTGCGCTGAAAAGGTAGCGCCCTTGCTTATTAACTTTGCTAAAGAGTTTAACGAGTTAATAGAGCCAATAGAGGGCGGCACGTTTGACGATTGGGGCTACGCCTACAGAGACGTAAGAGGTGTGCCAGGCAAACTCAGTAACCACGCCAGCGGCACAGCTATAGACCTTAACGCTACAAAGCATCCTTTAGGCAAGGTAGGCACGTTTGATGCAGCTAAGGTGCCAATGATCCGCGCCCTGGCTAAAAAGTACGGCCTAACCTGGGGCGGGGATTGGACTAGAAAAGACGAGATGCACTTTGAGATAGCTTTAAGCCCTGAAAAGGTCAGGGTTTTAATTACCAAGTTAGGGATAGAAAATGCCAACTAGTTCACAAGTAAGCGTAGGTACTACAGCTACATTATTAGTAGCTGCAAATATTATGGATCAAACCGTATGGGTGCATAACTCAGGCGGTACCACGTATATAGGTGGTAGCAACGTAACTACAGCAAACGGTTACAAGTTAGATACTGACGATAAAATGGAGTTACTCGTAGGCGATAATGAAGGCCTTTATGGAATTGTGGCCTCAGGTACTAACACAGTATTTATATTAAAACAGGTCAACTAAGGGGCATTGAAGGAGCAATAATGAAAGAGCAACTAAAGGCTGCGGCCTTGTCCTACCTACGTGCAGCTCTATCGTGCGTGGGTGCGCTGTATCTATCAGGTATCACAGACCCTAAAGTACTAGCTAATGCTTTTTTAGCTGGGCTAATCGGGCCAGTACTTAAAGCTATAGCACCTAATGAAAAGCAACTGGGAATAGGCGCTAAGTAAGTGTCACAGGCCCAGGCATACATAGCCGTAGCTTTGGGGATTGCTACGCTTTCAGGGCTTATGGCTGGGCTTGTGCGGCACCTTGTTAAGTACTACCTATCTGAGCTACGCGATGACGGCAACGGCGGGCACAACCTTAAAGGTAGGGTTGAGCGTATAGAGATACGAGTAGATAAGATTTACGAGCTGTTGCTAGAGGACAGGCTTAGTAAGTAGGGCGTGTCGCGTTGTCTTTTGTCGGTGGGTAGGTTCATACTTTAACTACACACGCCGAGAGGGCTACTCGGATAAGTAGCTTATCGGCCTTAACAAAGGGCGAAAGATGAACAGTTTAGATCTAATAGTAGTAGGTATGGTTTGCCTGTTTATGGGCTTATTTATCTACGCAGCTTATGAAATGGGCTACAAAGTAGGCCTGGGTGAAGGTTACCTACGTGGCCGTAATATAGCTAAGGCACTAAAAGAGGCTGAGGCTAAGCGATGAGTAATTTCTTAGAAGGATACGAGGATGTCAACGCCCGCATTATTAGGGCACGTGCAGAATATCCGACCTTACGCCTTGTTGCTTATATCGAGGATATAGACATAACAAAAGGTTATATTTTGGTTAAAGCTGAGGCGTACAAAGAGTATGAAGACCATTTGCCAAGCGCCGTTGATTACGCTTTTGAGATGCGTTCAGATCGTGGCGTTAATTTACACTTTTGGGTAGAAAACGCAGTAACAAGCGCTTACGGGCGCGTTATCGGTTTGCTTACACCTGGCGGTATTGCTCGCAGTACAAAGCAGGATATGGAAAAGGTAGAGGCGCTTAGCACTAAAGACGTAGCACCTGTTAGTGATGATCTATGGGCTACTACACCTGTAGCACAGACTATAGAGGCAGTTAAAAACGAGTTAGGCGGGATTTATCTACAAGGCAAACCTGAGTGTAAACACGGTGCCCGTATTTGGAAAACCGGAACAAGCTCGAAAACCGGGCGTGAATGGGGTAACTTTAGCTGTATCGAAAAGAGCAAAGCCACACAATGCGAACCTATTTGGTATATGCAGACATCTAACGGCTGGGCGCCCCAGGTATGAGCGAGAGCTACGAGTTAATCAACCTGCAGGAGATGACAGGCAAACTTTTTGTAAACGGTGAGTTAGCAGCTGAGTACAAGGTAGAGACGTGCGATAAGTGCGCTACCGTGGCACAGCTAGATAAGTTTGGCTATCAAAAAAACAGCTATGAAAACATTATATGGTTTTGCAAAGGCTGCCGATGATAGACACAGAGCAAGAGCTATTTAACTACATCAAGGGCCGATATTTAGAGGATCTAACTAAGTCATCTGACCAATACGAGTACCACGATGCCACTAGCACCCTGTATAGGCTGCATATAGAGCTAAAGTGTAGGCACACGCATTACGATGACCTGCTCATAGAGCAAGAAAAGTATGATGCGCTAATGCAACAGGCCGAGCGCCTGGGCTTTACACCCTTTTACGTTAATGCCAC